AGCTGTTCTTGATAAGTACTGTTGTACTCTTTAGGGGCCACAGGCAAATTAGGGGGTGCAACATTTAATTCTGCCATCAACGTCTCCCGTCTTGCCTGATGTCAATACGTGGTGACCCAAGTTGCCATGTCATGTTTAACTGATCTGATTCAATTTTTACTGCCATCTGACGACCACGTATGCGGGTATACACCTGACCCGTGAACTCCTCTACTGGAATCATCGCAGTGCCCGTAATGTTGGCATTGTTGCTGCCCCCAACAGAAGCGGGATTGTTATACCCAGAACCTGAATTTTTTAACCCAAACAAGTACATCGTTGCCACAGGGCTGTTAGAGGTTGAACCACGGAAGGTTAGATCCGGCAACATGCGATAGACAAATGCAAAGTTATGGCCATCTCCAATGTCAAACTGAGAGGATGTAATGTATGCATTGATAGCCGTAGCCGTAGCCGTTTCTTGATCATTCAGGCCGTTTTCGTGCTCCACAATATTGTTACTGTACGTTGCAGCAATTGGGAATTGTCCTATCCCAGAATCAAGGCCCGCTGTGCGGGCCATGGTGCCGTAGTACCAAATGTCCTCTAGGTAGTTGTAGACCACATACTGATCAACAGCGATTGAACCGGCGGAGCAGTAAAACCACCACACCTCGTTAAATCCTTCGTTAGTAACGGCAAATATTTGATCAGATTGCGCCATGTTTAGGTCACTGAAAACAAATTGCCTGAGATCACAGCGCATTGTTTTTACACTGCCATCGTACATATAAAACTTATCCACACCCATCCAGAAAACAATACCGGAAGCGGTTGCAACAGCATTAGGGCTGATGATCGAAATGTTGTCCGAAAGTATCTGTGAGCCCCAAATAAACGGAGGCCCAAGATACTGGAAGGAATATAGAGCAATGTTGGTGTAAATTAGAATTTCTTGCCTAGTCTGTATGGCTGTGATGATTTCTGAGCCGCGAGACAAGGTAATGCTGCCTGCTTGATTGGTAGCAGAAGGAGTCCAGTCAACCGGGTTCTCCTGATCGGACCATCGCACCAGCATAGGGCTAACAGTTGAAGAACCAATTTCGTTAGTTCCAAAGCAAAGCACGAAGCGACTTGCATCTGATATAAGAAAATAATTTTGAGCCGTGGGAACGCCAGTTGCCCCATTCAAAGAAGACAGCAAAACTCCTCTTTGCGATATTTTATGAACGCCAGATTGACTGCCAGTAGTATTAATCAGCGCTCCTGCGGGAGTCGTTGATAAATTAAAAGTGGTAGCCGACACGTATCGTGTGTAATACGTCACGCCCACTGAAAGCCCTGTGGGCAACGCACCAGAGGTTTCCAAAACAATTGCTGTTAAATCAGGGAGATTTAGCGTGGTTGAAACCACGCAAGGAGTAGCAATTGTTAGCGTAATAGTTGGGGCTATGTATCCAATCGTAGCGTCCCAATAGTAAAGAGGCGCGCCCCGTGGACCGTAAATCAAGTCCTCACCAAAGTTAGCCTGATTCCAAATTCGCAATGCCTCGGAAGAAGTTGACCCTGCCCCCCAAGCACCTAACCCCCAAGCGCCCGCACCCCAGCCCACTAGCACATTAACAATCGGGGGACCTACGTTCACCTGATATACCGCATAAACGGTTCCGCCCCCTGAGGCAGTAGATGAGGCAGCAGAAGCTGCCGTGATCGTGTAAGTTGTGCCAGTAGTAAAAGATAATTGAAACTCTCCAGAAATCGTCAATCCCCCAACCGCCGTTGCCCCTGTGAAAGTTACAAAATCCCCATTAGAATAGGTTGTAGTAGCATCTGTAACGGTAACGGTGGTAGAACCGCTGACCGTTGCAAAAGGGTCGGTAAGTGTGTGAACGGGGATGGTCGGCGTAATATCGTAATACTGTCCCCCATTAGATATATAAAACTTTAGATGTGTTCCAATACCTAAAAGATTTTGAAAACCCAGTGTGGTCCAATTTTTTATTGATCTACAGATTCCCAAAAAGATTGCTGAAGAAATACGCACCCAGCCACCAATCTTTTCAGGCGTGCCTTGGCGAAAACGCACTTTATCCGCTTCGTACCATCCCCCTTCAGTTGTATATCGAGTGTTTTCTCGATTTACGCCGGGTTTAAATACTATTTTTTGCAGTGGCATGATCGTTACGCTACAAGGCCGGGAAGATACTGTGTTTTACCAGCTACCTTGGTAGCAGTCAATTCCTGCTTTTTGAGGTTGTTCGGGTCGTAAGACACATGAACCCAGCCGCTATCGGGTATACCCGGAGTGTAGAACTCCAGAATCAACTGGGTGTAGTCCAGATTATCCATAATCCACTGAGCTAAGTCAGCGTTCGCTACGCCGGGAATCTCGATGTCTGCTGCCATCCCCTTGCAATGGTCACTGGTTTTTGATCCTCCCACTGCTGCATTTGACTCAGGACTGCGATAGGCAGAGTTCACCTTCACGCCCTTGCCATAGTGGTCGCGCACCGGTTGAAGCACCATCTCGCACAGGGTGCGCAGGTTTTCGGTCTCTGTTTCACCGGGGGTGTTATCCAAGTCCAGACGCAGGGCGGTCTCAGATTTGGTCAGTTCGTGGAGGGAAAAGTTGGTGGTCAATTGGGTCATTTCAGTTCCTTCTGTGATTCAAGGGCTTGGTTGTACAAAGATATGCAGGCGTTGAGCTTTTCAATGGCTCGGTTGCCTTCGTCGGTTATGGCGACAAGAGCTTTAGCAGTCTCTCGGTCAAGTTCGGCTGATGCTTCTCCTCCACTATTTCCTGTGGGAGTGGCGGAATCTGGGGAGGCTGGTACGGGGCAGGACGCTTTGAGGCGCAACTTGAGAGCACCAGAATCAATAGCAGCATCGCGCTGCTTTGTAGCAAGTTTGGCTTTTTCATTTGTCTTCCTCAATGCTTCAGCGGTTGTTGTTACGGCAGCGGCTAAAGCCTGCTCCTTGGCCCGTGCTTCGGTGTTTAAACGATCAACTTCCACCTGCTGGGCTTCTCTCTCGACATACTTGCCGTAGAAATACCCGCCGCCGAAGGTCAGCAGCAGGGCAATCAATCCAGAGAGTAAACCTTTCATGGCTTGGGAGGCTCGTCAGTGTCGTTAGCTTCGGCCTTGGCGGTTGCATTGGCAATGGCCTTGATCCCTGATCGGCCAGCCACACCACCCAGAACGCCTGTGATGAACACCATGATGGTGCTAATCTGGCTTGTGTAAATCTTGTCGATTGGGGCCATGCCGGACATGGGTTGGGTGACGTAGGTCACCGAGTAAAGGAACATTGCCATCGCTCCGAGCAGGATGCTGACCAGCACCACAATCACGAAAGCCCAGACACGCACCTCAATCTCTTCGGCGGTCAGGCGGTTGTTTGTTTTGTAGGCAACAGTAGGCATCACTTTTTCTCCTGTTCAGGTTTAACAAGTTGTTCGGGGCAAGTGCCAGTGGCAGTGCAGATTGGTGGCTTGCACTCGGCGTTATTCCAGTTTGTCGGGTCTTGGCAGGCGTATCTAAAACGGTCATCACAACCGGCCAGCAAGCCGCAGAGGATGCCAACGCAAACAGTCAGCGCCAGCAGTGAAAGTTCATGTCTTGTCATTTTTGCGTCTCTCCTGTTCAATTTCCCGTCTCATTTTTTGAACCTTCTCTACCTCTTGCTTGACCTCATTCTTAGCTTCCAAGATGTCGAGATAAAGCATTGCGCCAAGCGGAAGAAGCAGGGCAACCAACACACATGCAGCAATCCAGCCCATTATGCTTTCCCCCAACGACTCACTAGGAGAAGCCACAACCACAGGTAGAGGAGGAACATAGTAGTCGCTACGACTGTTGCCAACTTTAGCTGGAGGTTTCTTTCCTCTTGCCTGTGTAGCCATGCGTCTTGCCTCTTTTTCGCCTCCTGCTTGAGTCTAGCTTTTTCCTGTTCCTCTGAGATGACTTCCCGCATCTTAAAGACCTCGCTATACAAAGCACCCATCTCAGGCGGTGACTGGTACACCATCGTCTCTCTAATTGTCACCACCAGTCTGTCCATTTCTTGCTGTGCCATCACTCTCTTCAAAGCCGCTTCCATCAAGTTCTGATTGGGGTCATAGACTGTCAGGCTCTTCTCTTCCTCTTCTCTAATGTGCGCCGCTAATTGTTCTTGGAGCCTGAAGAACTCAGTAAGGTTCTTAACGATGTCCACTTTGACCTGTGTCTCATCAACTGCGACATAGGCTGACTTCTTTTTCGCCAGAGGCTTGGCCGTGGCTGGCTTTGGCTTGCCACCAAAGAACTTAAGAAGCTGATTCCAGAATCCTTGAACCTCTTTACCAATTGCAATGACTTCATCGGCAGTCTGCTTAATCTCAACAAAAGACTCCTTGGCCTGCTTGTATAGCTCACACCCAGCTTGGATGTTTTTAACAAGCCCAGCCGCAAGGAGACAGATGCTAATTGGATCAATGATTACTCCGCAGGTTCAGCAGCAGCCTTGGCTTCTTTTTGGATAGCCTCGATCAGTGGAAACACTTCCGTGTATGGACGAGAGCCAAGGTATTGCATGATGGCGTTTACAAGGTTGGTTGAGAGTTTGATTTCGTTCATTTGGCTTCCAATGCAGTGATGCGGTCAGTCAGGGTGGTGATGAGGGCTTGTTGTTCTTGGATGGCGGCGGTCAGTGTGGCAACCAAGAAGCTGGTGTCGATGCCTTGAGGTTTGATTGAACCATCTTCATTAACAGCGTCTTTTTCACCAGTTACGCATTGAGTTACAACTTCAGCTAATTCATGGGCAATAAATCCTTCGCCATCCGAACCGTCTACTTTCCATTTGTAAGTTACTGGCTTGAGTGCCGCAACTTTAGCAAGCGCACCTGTCATGGGTGCTACATTTTCTTTCAGGCGATAGTCGGAGGAGGTGTTGTAGGCAGTTGAAGAAGTGCCATTTGTGGTGATTGAGCCAATTTGCCCACTGGCGGTTCTAAAAATAATCATATTGCCCGCTGTCGATGACGAGGAGCGAAACAAAGCACCATTTGCTGTTGCGGTGTCAAACTCAACACCGAACTTCTCAAAATCCACCAACGAGATACGCCCCACCAGCAAGTCACCAGCGGAGGTGATACGGGCTCGTTCGGAGCTGTTCGTCATGAACTGCAAGTAGTGGTTGCTCAGTGCCGCTACACGAACCCCATCATTAAGCGCAGCAATCTGCCCATGAATTGACCCGTTTGTGCCTTTTATTTCAACAGCAGCAAGACTGTTTCCAGATGTATTTGTGTTAATAACTTGTAGTGCTGGATACTGACCGCCAGAAGTGCCTGAAGATGACTTGGATATGTCAACCATCGCAGTTGGCGAACTCGTACCAATCCCCAAATTCCCACTAGCATCCAGAGTCATTTTGACGGAATCAGCAATTCTAAAATTATATGTTGACCCACTGGGAACAGTGTGGTTAAGACCGCCACTGCTGTAATATGTACCCGACATTGTGGTTGAAGCATACGCACCATTAAACGACAAGGCCGCTAAATTTGTGGCATCTGATAAAACACCCAAAGTAATGGGTGTTGATGCCGTTGATGTTTTTACATGTAGTGTTTGTGCTGGCGAAACAGTACCAATACCCAAGTTACCAGCACTATCAAACCTTGCGGCCTCTACACCGCCTTCAGAAAAAGCAATCGTATCTGCCGCAGGGAAGAAGATGCCTGTGTTTGCATCCGTTCCCCTGATAGCAGGGGTTGCGGCAGAACCGTCTACATCGGAGAGGCCGTCTGTGCCGGAGAGAATTAAAGTCATGCTGATGCTCCAACAGTTCTGCTTGCTTCCACTTGAGCCTGATAAGCGGCAATGACTTCAGCAGTCCATGCCACGTTGCAGATAGCTACAACATTGGCAGGAATACCAGTCAAGTCTTGACCCGGTGTCAGGCTTGAACGATGGTATGTCTTGCTGAGTTCGTTACCGTCTTCCATGATGCGAGTTGCTTCACGATACAGAACGATGCCGTTCTCGGTGACAGTAATTTGGTCAACGGCGGTGGTTTTGGTAAGTGACATTTTGTTTCCTTTAAAAAATTAAACTTGATAGGACATAGTGCCGTAATAAACAGAATTTATAGGAGTAACGTAGATATAAATTTTTGAATCTCCATTATCCCATTCAGAATTAACA